AGCTTCTCCAAAAAAGTCTCTAAATAAATCCGAAGGTCTTGCATCTGAGGATGATCTGTATAGCTTGCACCGTTTGGTTGCAATGAAGCTAATTGATCAACTTAATCGTGAAGACGTAAAAGCGTCTGACTTGGCTAACGCAATCAAGTTCCTAAAAGATCAAGGTATTACTGCTCTTAACGGTGGTGATGTCTCTGCTATTTCTGAGATGATTTCTGCACTTCCAGATGTGGACTTGAAGAAAGTTAGGTCTTATATTGGTGCTTAGGAACCCTGTTTCCTATATGTACCAAATGAAGCCCCCGGTATGGTGATTATTTCGCCTACTGGGGGTTTTGTGTATTTAACTCCAGATGGCGCCATGGCCAATCTCTACTCTTTGCAACGTCGTGAGGCAGTTAAATTATGGAGACAAGCAATCAAAGACGCCTTTGAAAACAGATGTGCATATTGCGGAGTAAGGGATAAAACATTAACTCTTGACCACATCAAACCACGTTGTTATGGCGGTGAAGATTTAGCAACTAACATTGTGCCAGCTTGTAGATGTTGCAACCAAGATAAGGGAAGTCAGCAATGGCAGCTATGGTACAGAGGCCACGAAAACTATTCAGCAACTAGAGAATGGAAGATTACGAAGTGGATGTCCCTCCTGCCCCCCTCCTTGAGTTATCAATGGAGCAACAACTGCGCCTAGAGCGCATGAAGCGGGAGTTGCCTGATGTCCCTAGAGAGGAGCTACAGCAATTGGCGCTAGAGTTCGTCAAAATGACTTTGGTGTTACAAAACAACCTAAGTCACGTAATTAAGTGGGCAGGCCGTGCCAAGAAAGAACCTACAGACTGAAAAGATAATTAAGGAAGCTGTAGCTAGCTTTCCAGTCTTTGCTACACACCTCTGGCACTACCTGCGGCTTCCTAGCCCTACACCAGTCCAATATCAACTAGCTGACTACTTGCAGCACGGTCCTGATCGCCGCATCATCATGGCGTACCGTGGCTGCGGTAAATCGTTTCTAACAGCTGGTTACGTGCTGTGGAGACTGCGTAGAGACCCAGACACAAAGGTGTTGGTGATCTCTGCAGCACAAGACCGTGCAGACGCGTTCTCAGTGTTTTGCCACGACTTGCTGCGTAACTGGTTCATGGTCAAAGACCTGTTTCCTAGCGATACCCAACGCTTCTCAAAGGTTGCGTTTGATGTCTACGGAGCAAAGCCTGACCAGAGCCCGTCAGTACGCTCTAGCGGTATCTTTGGTCAAATCACTGGTTCTCGTGCAGATCTAATTGTTGCGGACGACGTAGAGACCCCGCAGTCGTGCGAAACACAGCTGATCCGAGACAAGCTACGGGAATCAATTAAAGAGTTTGACTCGGTGATCAAGCCTGGTGGTGAGATCGTGTTTCTCGGCACTCCACACACGCAAGACTCGATTTACGCAAAGCTAGAGCTAGCTGGTTACAAATGCCGTATTTGGCCTGCTCTGTACCCTACAGCTAAGAAACACAAGAACTACTACGGTGAACGGCTGGCTCCAAAGCTTTTGCACCGATCTAGCAGACGATAAAAAGCCTTGCTGGTCACCCTGTAGACCCTGGACGCTTTGGTTGGGAAGAGCTAGAGGCTCGACAGCAATCAATCGGTAAGTCAACGTTCAACCTGCAGTTTCTGCTGGACATCAGCCTGAGTGATGAGGAAAAATTCCCACTCAAGCTGCGTGACCTTTGTGTGTTCCGTTTAAACCGTAAGCAAGGCCCTGACAAAGTGGTTTGGCTGGCTAACGGTGATAAAGCACTGGATCTACCGTCCGTTGGACTGCATGGTGATCTGTTTTACAAGCCTGCTCAAATTGGTTCGGAGTTTCTTGACTATACGGGTGTAGTTATGGCCGTAGACCCCTCTGGAAGGGGCTCTGACGAGCTTGGGTACGCCATAGTGGCCTACCTTAACGGCAATCTGTTTCTCCTTGCTTCTGGGGGCCTTAGAGGCGGTTACAGCGAGCCGAACCTTAAAAAGCTCGCACTTCTCGCCAAAGAGTATGAAGTCAAACAAATAATCGTTGAAAGCAACCTTGGCCTCGGTATGTTCAGCGAACTTTTGAAGCGCTATTTGGGCACCATTTATCCCTGCTCCATCGAAGAGGTCCGACACAACAAACAAAAAGAAGTCAGGATTATTGACACCCTTGAGCCGGTCATGAACCAGCACAGGCTCATGGTTGACACTGACATAATCGCAGAGGATCTGAGATCCACGGAATGCTATCCAGGTGAAACTAGAACGCAATACCAGCTGTTCTGGCAGTTGACCCGTATAACAAAGGAAAAGAACTCGATCAAGCATGATGACCGCTTAGATGCCCTTGCAATGGCAGTCCATTACTTTACGCAGTCCATGGCAACCACAGAAAAGAAAGCTATGGATGCTCGTTACGCAGAACAGTGGGAGCTTGAACGGAGGTTTATCCAAGGTGATCAAGGCTTGAGCATTGATGCTATTGGTTACGCTCAAAGCCTTGAAGACCTTCAGAAGGCCCTAGGAGCGTCTGGTGGTGGTTCAGCAAATTGGATTGGCCTTTAAATGGCCCTAGAAGGCCCTTAAACGGCGTTAAAGGTCTATAGATACCTAACAGGTGGTTAAACGGCCTTGTAGAGGCTTACAGACGTTACTCAGAGCGAAACTGGAACTCTAGGTTGGCTGCAGTAAACAAAAGTTTCATATCCATCAGCTCTTGCTGCTCCTGAGGGTCTCCACCTGGCCATTTCTCAAGGTGAAACGATACAGACTTAAGAATCAACTGGATAGCACGACCGTTTAGCTCAAACGGCATTACAGCCTCATATTCCTCAGGTTCCATACAGCTCTCCCTTTTAAATACTTACGCCAACTTTAAAGGGTTTACGCTCGTTAACCAGCTGCTTAACCGGCACAACAAAAAACACCCCCTTGACCAGTGTGCTTATAATTATTTTAAAAGTGTTTAAAAACAGGTTTTAAACGGTTTTAAACCCTTCTTGTAAAGAATCTTTTTAACTAGTCTTTTTAACTAGGTTTTTTACTGTTGTCTTTAACCACCCGTTATAAATCTGTATTAAGCTTCTAAAGCCGTTAAACCAGTACTAGTGAGCTTTCAAGATCGAGTCTCTCTCATTACCAAGACTCCAGACGCAGAAAACCTCATTGTTTATATGGCTAGGGTTAGCAACCCTAAGAGTCAGCAAGAAGAAAAAGATCAAGAAAGATTGATTCGTTATCTCATTAAGCACAAGCATTGGTCTCCTTTTGAGATGTGCCATCTAGTGCTAGAAATCAACACCACTAGGTCTATTGCTGCTCAACTACTCAGGCACAGAAGCTTCTCTTTTCAAGAGTTCAGCCAGCGATACGCAGACATTAAAGAGCTTGGTTACCCAATTATTCCTCAGCTCCGTAGGCAAGACAAAAAGAACAGACAGTCAAGCCACGATGACCTTCCTCAAGAAGTCACCCAAATGTACTACAGACGCATTGGACAGCTGTTTGAAGAGGCTCAAGACCTCTACAGAGAGATGGTAAGCAACGGTGTAGCTAAAGAATCAGCAAGAGATGTCCTTCCTCTCGCTACTCCAAGCCGTCTATACATGGCTGGAAGCGTTAGAAGCTGGATTCACTACATTGAACTACGCACTGAAAACGGTACTCAACTAGAACATCAACTAGTTGCACAAAAATGTAAAGATATTTTCTGCAAAGAGTTACCTATTATTAGTAAAGCGCTTGAATGGATTTAACAAATGGCTCGCGATTACCGCAAAGAATACGATAATTACCACTCCAAACCGGAGCAAAGGGCCAATAGAAGCAGTAGAAACAAAGCTAGGCGTAAAGCTAAAAAGGCTGGTTATGCTGTTTCTGGTAAAGATGTAGACCATAAAAACGGTAATCCAAAAGATAACAGGCTTAGTAACCTGTCAATCAAGTCAAAATCCGCTAACCGCTCTAAAAAATAGGGCGGTATTTTTTTTTTATTGCACCCAAAAGGGTTTTGTTTCGGATTTTTGAGCACCTTTTAACGATATGACCCGGCCCGTTGACCCCGCGGGGGGGTATTAACGGCCTATATATACCTTTGTCTGGTACGAATACGGATTAATAACGGTGTCTGACGCG